CATCCGAGGTTAGTTCTGCCCCCAAAAATATTTGCAACGTGCTACGATCCAATCGTAGTATTTTGTTTTGACTCAGTGAGAACCGTTTGCAACGCAAGAAAGACTTGTCTTTCTTGTGGGATCCCTCATTGTTGTCGGGTAGAGTTTCGATTCTACAAAGCTATTTGCGACTTGATTCGGATTCGTCCGTTAAGAGTTGCTCCTCGCCTTTCACGAATCTTGCTTGCTTTTGCTCGCTTGGTTTGTGTTCCCCTCCTAGCCAGAGCTGTCTCATCCGAGGTTAGTTCTGCCCCCTTAACTTGTCTTCAGGACTTGTTGAGAAGTTGTGTGTCACCATCGGACAGTGAAGATTCCGAACATGACGGAACAACAGAGTACAGAAGCTGCCAGCTGGGGTGCTCGTTTCGAGATATTGAAGCAGAGGGTTCAGCAGTTGGGTGTGGATCTTCCCGGAGTGTCCAACATGTACAATGAAGCGAATCGTACTGCTGATGCGGCTGTGAGTATGTTGGGGAAGGCACATAAAGATTGTGTCAAGCTATTGGCCGATGTAACTGCCGTGACGATCAATATGGCAACAAATATCACCGTTTGTAACCATTGTGTCGCCACACTGGTTGACTCGATGTTGACAGGGAAACCTTTCCTAGTGGCCAGAGATGAAGTGATACGAGCCCATTTGGACCGTTATGCAATTCCGTTTGAAATGATGGATTTTTCCGTGTTTCTTGGACTCTATGTGCTGTTACAAATTATCCGCGACGGGAAAGTTCAACTTGGCTTTGATACGGGTATGTATGGAAAGGCTCAACGACAAATAATAAGCCTTTTTGGCAAGTTTCCGTTTGTCAGTTTCGGCAAAGATGCTGCTAAAAGTGACGTGTTGGTTGATGATATCGAAGCGGGAGAACACATTGTGGTTGAGGGCGATGACATGATCGAAGGTCAAGGAGCGAATATCTGTTCTTCCTTCTTCTCTGCTTTGAAGACTCTGATACCTATGGACGTTCCTCCCCAAGTGTTCCAGGCTGGGATCCGTGATGCTCGAGATTGTACCATTTATCTGACATTTCTTGAACGTGCCTATGCCTTCTTTTCCACCATCTTGCAGTTTGTCGTAGCAAAGATCAATTGTATGGTTTCTCTTCCTCCCGGAGAGATAAAAGAATGGGCCGACGAAGTTGAGAAGTTTGATGTTCTGTACCGTGTAGATGGTGGGTACCAGACTCTGAAGAAAAAGTTGGCCACCTACGTTGATGATCGTCACAAGCTATTTGACCTCTACAAGAAAGGTCGAGAGTTTCTGCAGAAGCTTGGAGCCATTGATCGCAACTCGCCCCTAATAAAAGTTGTCACAGAGAAGGTTGCCACTTTGCGTTCGATCATAACATCAAATGCTGGAGTATTTGTTGGCAGTGAAGGAAAGATTCCACCGCTGGTATTGCTGTTTTTTGGAAAGCCAGGAGTTGGAAAGACATTGTTGTGTGATCATTTCTACCACGATTTGTTTGCACTATTGGATATGCCTGAGTACTCACCCTCATGTGATAAGTACTCATATAACACGTTGTCCCAGTACCATGATACGTACAATTACCAGTCAGTGTTTGAAATCCAAGATCTGATGCAAATGCAAGACAAGCCTACCTTGCTGAATGAAGTTGTGAATTTGATGAAGATTGCGGATACCAGTTCATATCCAATGAACATTGCTGAGTGTGGGTCAAAAGGCCAGATATTTTTTGCGTCAAAATTCGTTTACCTGACATCTAATGTTGACCCCCGACGAAGTACCGCTTTGTTACGATCAGTGATGGCAGACCCTGATGCTTTTCTGCGAAGAATAGATCAGTATGTTGAAGTCACAAATGAACGACCACCAGTGGAAGACCGTTTTGATCGTTCCGTTTATCGTTTTACGACTGATGGCAGAACATACGATTATGAAAGTTTTGTGGTTCACATAGCCCGGTTGTACAAGAAACATCATGCCCGTGGTCAAGCTATGGCAAATCTAACATCAGAAGGGTCCGAGGCAATGATTCAACGTATGAAAGAACGTTTGGACGGCGAGGAAGAGTTTCTCGATGTTGACGAAGATCCTGAGCCAGAGATTGATAAAGCTCTGATGGGAAAGACCAGTGAGCAACGAATGTTTGTTGTCAGGTGTGATCAGTGTTGTTATCAAGATAATGTCTGCTCTGCCTGCACTCGACAGTTGTATCAACATCCGGTGTCCGTCGGAAAATGGTTTCGCCGTGGTAACAGACTGGTAGATAGTAGAGGAGTTCTGTGTTCCTGCCATAAGTGTAATGGCAAGGTGATTGCCCCTACGAAGACGAGTCCATCAAAGAAAACAAGGTTTGGGCCAAAGATGGCCGGACTATTCAGTCGGCCTGTCCGACAAATTGCCCCTGAATCGTCGGGCAGTTCGACTGAGAGTCATGTGACAGAAGATACAACCGTGCCCATTGCTGGTCAAGCTGGTGAAGAAAGTACTGTGTCCGAGAATCCGTGGAAGTATAATGGGCCCACCATATGTGTGCGTTCTGGTTCGAAAACGTATGTAGTGTCAGACGAAAACAGTTATGACATCGACACTGTGGTCAACCACGTTGCTGGCAAACCGTTTTCTGCCCAGTTGAATCACTATCTTGAGACTCGTGGTGTTGAACCAATACCGTTTGATGAACCTTTACGAATGCCCACCAGCTCGTGTGGATCAGTGATAGAGTATCAGCTAGCTCTACGGTCCCTCCAGATCCGGTTTGTGCCACCACTGGGCTTTGGATTTGTGGAGGGTGAAAGTGAATGTGTCATGGGGAATGGAGGAGCACGTCATGTGTTGAAAGTGACCTATGATCCGGTTCAACAAGTTTTCAGTTTTGATCAGTACAAACCAACGATCACCGAACATGCTGCTAATTTGCTTGAAGCCTTAACAGATACAATGGCCAAAGCTAAAGATCGGCTAGTGGAAGTTTCAAGTCAATTTGGCGGATGGCTGTGTTCGCTTGCAAATCGTATAAGAGCATGGTTGTGGAAACCGGCCCAAGATTTCGTTTCGAAGTACGTCCGAATCCTTGGCTACGCCGTCGCTGGAATTGCTGCATTAGCGGGGGCTCTTGTCGGGATTATGATCTTTGCCAAAAACTCTGTAATTAACATCTGCGGAGAAGGAGGCATTGCTAATATTTCCGGTGGAGCGCCTACTGTGAAGCGAATCCCCCGACGAGTGACAATGAAAAGACCCACGAAGATCACTGCCCAGGCCGGTTTGTTGGAAAGTGGCCAGCGTGTGTTCGGTACTGTTTTCCAGAACATCGGGTTGGTTACCTGTAATGGGATGACAGTTCGGTGTGTAGCTCTGAAGAATTTGCTTGTGATGGCACCATTGCACATCTTTTCGAAGCCATACGACAAAACTGATGTAAAGATCGTGTTCCCAGGAAGGTTTGCTGTCACGTTCAAGGTTTCTGACGTTGATGCTGCCATCTGTGAAGAAAACCATTCCATGATCTTGAACTTGGCTTGCTTACCTGCCTTACGCACTGTGCGTATGTTTCCATCGATAGAAAGACACTTGGCGACTGACGCTCAAATTCAAGCTTTTGATTTGGGAGTTTTGTTGCTAGTTCATGTGGATTGTGGCATTTGGAAGGAAGTACAAATGGTGGTGACTGACGTGGCTACAAAGAAAGAGGCAGATTTGTTGGATTTCAAGAAGACCACCTATGAAATCAATGAAATGGTCAGCTACTTGTGTACCACAACGTCTGGAGACTGTGGCTCGCCGCTCTTCGTGATGGTTGGAGATCAATGGAAAATTGCAAGTACTCACATTGGAAGTAGAGAAGGTGGTTTTGGTTACGGAGGTCGCATCACAAAAGAATGGGTGGCAGAGGTATGTCAAGAGTTGCTGAAGTCATCTAGCCCAATAGTTGCTCAGGCGGGATATGACTTGCCCGAATTTGAGTGTCTGGACGCGCCAGTGAGTGTTTTGGGGTCTACCACTGAAGCTTTTGCCCATCAGCCAACTAAGACCAAAGTTATCCATTCCCCATTGTGGGATGAATCGATGGAGTGCATGACCGCCCCTGCTCCTCTACGTGGAAAGTATGAATCTAACTATGGGATGGTTAGCCCATTGACGAAAGCATTCATGAAGTGGGACCGCTCTGCTTCTCGGGTCTACGTGTCAGATTTCAAGGATGGACTGTATTACATGCATCGCTATTATTCTCGGGAACGAGATTCCACAAAGATCCTTTCGCTGGAAGAGGCTGTTTTCGGTGTTGAAGGAGATCAGTATCTGCGCTCAATAGACCCTAAAGCTGGGGTTGGCTTTCCGTGGTGTGTTCGTGGAGTTTCTCGTTCCCAGTTGATCAACTTATCAGCCCGTACGATACACCCTGATCTGGTTGAAGCTTGTGACAAGTTGGTTGAAGACTTGAAAGCTGGAGATATCGAGCCCGTGATTGGAATTGACATGCTAAAAGATGAACGATTGCCATTGGAGAAAGTGGAACAAGGGAAAGCGCGCATTTTTACCATTCTCCCGTTGGAGTTCAACCTCGTGCTCAAACGGTTTTTTGGTTCGTATTGTGCGATGGTGATGAAACGTCATGACAGGGCGCCTTGCAAAGTTGGACTGAGTGTGAAACATGAAAGTGTCAACAACCTTGCCCGATACCTTGGATTACACACAGAATCTTTTGATTACTTGTGTGGTGACATTTCAGCCTCTGATCGAGTAATCCCTTATGAGGTGTTCATGGGGATAGTTGCCTTGGTCAACAGTTGGTATGGTGACCAGTATGCCAATGAACGCTACATCTTAGCTACCGCTTTGTTCTCCCCAATTCACGTTGTGGGTCGAGATTTTGTCCAAACATTTCAAGGGATGCCTTCGGGGTGTTACCTTACCGCTGTATTCAATTCTTTGGCATACACCGTCATTTTAGCCCAAGCTTTACACAACATCAAACCCGACCTGCAGTTTGATTGCCGGATTGCAACCTTTGGCGATGACAATGTGATAGTGGTACCTCGTTCGGAAGTCACGATGCAACAGGTTGCGGAACAGTTGAAAAAGATTGGTATTGAGTATACTGACCCAGAAAAACGTGCTGTGATGCCCTCCTGTTATGCTGCGAAGGATGTTGTCTTCCTCCAACGAACGTTTGTACAACGTCCATATTGGACTATGCCGATGCCCGTTGAGAAGATCGTTGAAAACAGCTGCTGGATTATGAACACCAAAGACGTAAGAAGTTGGTCGAAAAGAGTTGTGGTCAATGAATTGATGATCGCGGCTTGTACAGAACTTGCTCAACATGATGAAGAAACTTGGTTCCATTTCATGGAGAAGTTTGATCAAAAGCTGAAGCGATTTGGCTTGGTGTATGATAGAAAGACATACATGAATCAGTACTTTGAAGTGGATGAAACGGAGTCCCCGGTTACTGAACGCTTTATGAAGATGATCATTGGTGAAGCCGGCGAGGAATTTGTGCCACCGTGTGCCCATGAACAACAACAAACGGTCCTTGGTGTCGAACCAACATCTACGACCCAAGGCTTGGTTAATTATGAGGACACCACTGCGAAGACTACAACGACGATTAAAGAAGTTATGCCTACTCATGTTGATGGTGCATTCTTTTGGGGTGCAGAGTATTGCAAATCACTGGAACGAGTCTTTGTTTTGGACAATTTCACCTTGCCTCATACAGATCCCTCATTTTTGCCATTCAAACGCTATTGCCCTGCTTCCTTTCTCTTGACCCGCGATTACATCTGGACAAGAATTTCGTGGGCGAAGTATATTCGGTTTGAAGTGGTCGTGAACATCCGTGTAGTGGCCACAAAGTTTCATTATGGTGCGTTGTTTGCCCTTCTGCGCCCAATGTATCTCTCTGCCCAAGCTGGAACTATCACTGAGTCGAGTGATGGTGGTGACCCCCCCACCAAGGCATGGAATGTGGTCTCGTTCGGAAGTTGGGACACGATTTTTTCCGCTTCAACTTGTTTGGGAAAAGTCATTTCGCTGACCGGAAATACAACCACTGAACTCGTGTGTGAGTGGGTATACCCGTACCAAATGCTAGAGACTGGATCGGTTTCGAGGTGGGGTTTTGACATGGCTGCGCTTGACCTGTACCAATTGACTGCAGCGTTACCATCTGATCTAGATGCCCCCGAAGTTTTCATCATGGCGAATCTACGTAATGTGTCGTTGCACGGGTATGAATCGGGGAGAAAAGCTTTGCCTGCCCACATTGAAGCCAGAGTGGGGTTACCAAATCAAACGGTTGCGGTAACGACAGATAATAACATCATTGCTCAGGCTGGACCTGCAGCAGAAATTGCTGAAAAACAAAGTGGAACGTGGGAGCGAGTCGGACAGTCAGTGGGTTCTTTGGTGGATGGAGCTGTGACTTTGGTTACTCCGTTCCTTTCGCTATTGGATTTCTTTGGCTTGTCTCGGCCTCGCGATCCTGAGTTGCCTATGGTTATAGCACAAAATTGCTTGCCTATTGCGAATGCAGTGGGAATCGACCCGTCAGTATCAGTTGGATTTGATCGTACCGCTGTGTTGAATCGAGTTGAGAAAGAGAGCAAGTTGTGTCTGATTGATCGTATCGCTGCACGACCCATGTATCTTGGGTTCAAGACCATGTCCAATAAAGACGATGTATGGAAGTTGAGTCTGTCGCCATTGATGACTGAGTATCTTACGTGGTCCGGATCTCCCGCTCGTAGCCCAGAAGCTGTGATGTCACCAGCGGGTTTCATTGCCAGTGGATTTACTCTTTGGAGGTCAGACTGTGTATTCTATCTCTCCGTCTATGCTTCGTCCATGATATCCAGTCGTATTCAAGTGTCTCTCGCATATGGCTTTACCAATCAAGCTGGATTTGATTCAACGTTGCCGAGTTGGGTGGTAGAAGGTACGGGTGATTTCGTTCGATGCTTTCATTTCCCTTATTTGGCTGCTATACCATTCTCGCGCCATGGTTATGCCCTTTGGAATGTGAAAATCACGCTGGTCACTGATATTGTCTCAGTTGAAGCTACAGAGTCTCGTCCTATCACCCTATGTGCGTGGGTTGGCTTTCCGGGTCTCCAAGTACAAGTCCAAGGTCCACAGTTGATCGCAAATGCCTTCTATGTTCCGTTGCCAGTTGTTGCCGGATACGCAGATATGCCTGCCAGAATGAAAAGAGGAGCGGATGAGACTTTGCCTATTACGGGAGAGGCAGGAGAGCTTGTTGCTGGAGATCAAGTTGAAGTTTCTGTTGATGGAAAAACTGAAGTTGCCTTTCATGATGAGCTGAAGCCTCCAATGGAAGTTGCAAAATTGGAACAGCCTGCAACGTACTGGTTGCAAGGAGATATTCCCACCTCGATTTACCACATCTGCAAACGTCCGGGCTTTTACTTTGCAAGTGACAAGACCGTTTCCCTCCGGTGTGATACTGGATGGCCGTTCAAACATCAGAATGCTACTACGAAGAAGCCAAGATATCTTGCTGCGGGAAGTCAGTTTTTTCATTTTTCTCATCTGTTTTTGTATTATCGCTCATCGTTTGACGTCATAACATCGCGAAGGCGTGAAGCTGTTGCACCTACTAACCCCCCGACTGGCACGTTTTACGTGACCGAGTTGGATGATGATTTTCGTAATTACACCTATCAATCTGCATTGGTTGATGGTGATGCCCGCTCTATTCACGTGCCTTTTCGTGCTGCTACCCCTTTTACTTTTTGCAATACTTTTCACCAGCAGACGGACACTAGTACTCCCCTAAAGGTTGAACCCTCGAATGTCCTGGCTTACCATAGCCTGGCTCAAAACTACCCTGTAACGGTCGTCTCTTCCTGGGGTTTTACCAGTTGTCCCGCTGATGATTTGGAATTTTTTGTTTGGCGTGGTGTCCCCGCTCAAGTTTGGGCTCTCCAAACGACTATTCCCCGCACTGTAAACTAAAAAATGCGTTTTTTGCTTGCCCTTCAGCTGCGCTATTTTTGTTTTCGCATTCTTTTTCTTTTTGTTTGCGTTTCTTTTTAAATGAATAATTTTAATTTTGTGGTTTATGTTTTAAATTTTTCAAGGCGTTTTTTTTTTTTAACGTTTTGTTTGTGTGATCTAATGCGTTATGTATTCTTTTTGGAATGTTTGTGTACTAATGGGTTACCTTTTTTGTTTGTTTGACATTGTTGAATGTTCTCGCTACATCGGGTAACCGGTGTGGTGCACGGTTTTCTCTCACTCTTTCCGTGCTTAATGAGAGCAGAGTGTTTTGAAAAGAGCCCGCAGTGCTCACCAAAAAAATAGCAAAACCATG